GCTGGCGTTGCGTCTGCCATGTACGGTAATGAGGTCCTAGCGGCCTACGGTCGGCTCTGGACAGCAGACTTTAGCAGCGACAAGTCTACCATCTATTGGTCTGACCTTTTGATCGGCCACGATTGGTCTGGAGGCACTAGCGGCTCCATTGATATCTCAAAGGTCTGGCCTGACGGGTATGACGAGATTGTAGCTTTGGCTGCACACAATGGTCTGTTGATTATCTTTGGTAAACACAGTATTGTTGTGTACCAAGGAGCAGAGGCCCCAGCAACGATGTCACTGTCGGACACCGTGGCAGGCGTTGGTTGCGTAGACAGAGACACTGTGCAGCACACAGGAACCGACGTACTATTTTTGTCACACACTGGTTTGAAAAGCTTTAGTAGAACAACACAGCAAAAGTCAATGCCTATCAGCAGTTTGTCAGGCAACATTACTAAGGACATTATTGCTGCACTACAAAACGAAGATGAGTTCTTTAGGTCTGTGTACAGTCCTGAGGAGGGCTTCTACCTGCTAACCTTTACTGGTCAGGACGTAACGTATTGTTTTGACGTGAGAGGCACACTAGAAAACGGGTCGTACCGTGTGACACGTTGGCCTTCAACCAAGTTTACGGCGTTTACACGTTTAGACGACGGGACGTTGTACATTGGCACAACCAATGGAATTAGCACGTACACCGGCTACAGTGACAACGGAGAAGGCTACAGATTCAAGTACTACAGCCCAAGCCTAACCTTTGGCGATAGCTCTAGAATCAAGATTTTGAAGAAGTTGAAGCCAACACTGGTTGGTGCAAACAATGCAACAGTATTTATGAAGTGGGCGTATGACTTCGATACAACATACGCAACAACGGAATTTACTGTAGGTACTCAGATTACTGGGTACTACGGTGAAAGTGAGTATACAACAGTAGAATTTACAGGTGGACAGCTAACAAATCAACGTAGCCTCAACACCACCGGATACGGAACAAGTGTACAGGTTGGCCTAGAGTCAGAAATTGACGGGTCACCTTTGTCGCTACAGGAGATTAACGTAATGGCTTTGATAGGTAAACTGTTATGATAAACCCAAATATGAGCTCAATAATAGGAAGCCCTCCCAGTGTTTCTGGCCTGTCTGAACAACAAATAATAGATATGGTCATGTCAGCACAACCTAGTGGAACATTGCCTGCTTCTGGTACTACACAAACCAACACCATTGCAGACACCCTAGGTGGTATCTTAGGCGGCATTGGTGGTTTCTTAGGCAGCACTGGCGGTCAACAGGCTTTAGGTACTGGCGCAGGTGCTCTACTTGCACAACAGGCGTACCAACGTCTGGGTGACGTAGGCGAAAGGGCTAGACGTGAGGCGTCTCAGATCGCACGTCAGGGCCTAGAGCAGACAGAGTTTAAACCGTTCACTGTAACTACTGCTACTGGTGGCATGATGGGTGTCGGTCCTGAAGGCGGGACTACGATGACTGTGTCTCCAGAAGAAGCAGCACTACAGCAGCAACTTTTGAGCGGCGCTGGTCAGTTCTACGGTCAGGCCCAGCAACCTATGGACGCCCGTGAGCAGGCCGTGTTTGAGCGCATGAGAGCAGCCATGCGTCCTGAAGAGGAGCGTCAGCGGTTAGCTTTGGAAGAGCGTTTGGCAGCACAGGGACGCCTTGGTACAAGTTCTGCAGCCTACGGTGGCGCTACTCCTGAAATGTTGGCTATGGCTACGGCACAGGAAGAAGCCCGTAACAGAGCTATGTTGACTGCAATGCAACAGGCGCAAGCAGAGCAGGCGCAGCAGGCACAACTTGGTGGTCAATTCCTGTCCGCTGGTTACGTACCTCAGGCACAGCTGACTGCCGCAGTACAGCCTGCTATGACTACTGCTCAACTAGCCCAACGTGGACAGCTGTCAGGCGCTGGTATGTTCGGTGAAGCTGAAATGAGCGGTCTTGAGGCTCTCCTGTCCTCAGGTATTGGTCAAGCTAACCTCATGGGTCAGATTGGTACAGGCTTGTTGCAGCAAGCGTTGCAGCCTACGTACGTAAGTGGTGCTGGTGGTGGAACAACTGGAGGAACCGGAGGCGGTAGCGGAGGTGGTGTCTTAGGCACTGGTAAGTCTATGTCTGAGTTCCTAGACGACGTAATAGGACTTGATCCGTCCGGTGGCGGTCTGTTCCGCCTTCTTCCTTTTTAATTGGAGGCTATAAATGGCTAAGTTTTCAACACAATTTTTACAGGGCCTTTTGCAGCCTTCGTATCAGCAAGGTTTGTTCACGACTGCACAACAACTTGGTGCAAGGCCACGTAAGATGGCTCAACAGCAAATGCTGTCTGGTATGGACCCCAATACACCAGAGGGTTTGAGCCAGTTGGCGCAGTTTTATCAGTCTCAAGGAGACATGAAAAGCGCAATGCAGTTTGCTAGTGCTGCGAGAGACATGATCGAAAGAAATGTTCAGCAACAAGCTTTAGCAAACCGAAAAGCACAGATCAAAACTCAAGCTGAAAACTTGGGTCTTGACGATTTAGCAGCACAAATTCAAAACGTGACTGACACTAAAGAACTTGGTGACCTTGTAGGCACTATGATCGACTACCGTCTCAAGAACATGCCAACGCAAACACCAGCCCAACGAAAGCAACTAGCTAGGCAGCGTGGTATCAATGACGCACTGTTTAAAGAGCTAGGGTTGGCTCAGGCCCCTGACCAAGTGTTTAACGATGTACTCACAGGCCAACGTGGTGGTGACATTGAGTTCTTCTTAAAGGACGGCGAAGTAATGCCTTTCCGTACCGAAGGAGGACAGGTGTACGACAGAGAGAACAACACATGGGTCTCTGCTCAACAATTGGGTTTACGTAGAGCGCCACCTGAAGTTCAACGTATTGAAAACCTCAGCGGCACAATGGCTGAAAAAATCATGGGTGAAGGCGTTAGTCGTTTGTCAGACGGCCTTGATGCTGCAAACAAAGCTGTAACTAGTATTGAGTCTATTGACACATCTTTTGAAAACCTTGACAACATGTTTACAGGGTATGGCGCTACGTTTAGAATGGACGTTGCTAGAGCAGCACGTGTAGCAGGTATTGACATATCAGATGCAG